AATAGAAGTAAATGGTACAGGTGGTCTTTGAGATAATTGATTCCAAATTGCAGAATCTTCTATTTTATTTTGATTTAGAAATTTATATAACATTTCTAATGATGCAGGTGTGGCATTTTCCTGAAATGGCGTCCCAAGCGTAATAACTGACCGAATTAAATTTGGTTCTAGTTTGGCCAATTCTCTAGCATATAATCCGCCTAAACTCCATCCTATTAGGGTAATCTTCTGATTATTATTTTCTTTATAAACTTTGATAAGAGTTTGACGAAGTTCTTTTATAAACTTATTAAAACCATTCTTTGGGCCTAGGTTTAAACCATGTCCCCAGGTATATGATTTATATCCTAGGCTATCTAAATAGCTACGAAGATAAAAAGTAGATTCATCGGAAGTTGCTAATCCCGGAAATACTATTACAGGATGCCCGTCTCCTTTTGGAGAAACTGCCTGAAGAGGAAGTTTAAGATAAAGAGCATTGATATATCCGATAGTAGCCCTCAAACCTTCAAATGGAAGTAAATATTTTGATGAACTACTATCGAATAAATTCATATTTCTTTTCCTATTAGAAGCCGACAGATTTTCCGCATCCACAACTGGTTGTTTGATTCGGATTCGTGAAAGTAAAAGATTCACCCATCATATCTTTCTTAAATCCAATTTCTGCACCAGTCAAGTACATTGCACTCATGGAGTCAATCAATAGAAACTTATCAGGAGAAATTTCTATTTTTAGATCATCTTCTTCAAGAACATCATCTAACCTGAAGAAATATTGAAATCCGGAGCATCCGCCGCCCTTTAAGCCAAACCGAAGATAATTTAGTTTTTCTTCGTCAAGCACAGCGGTAATTTTTTCTCTTGCTTCTTTCGTTACAGTAATGATATCCATAGTATCTCCCTACATTATTTATCAATGAAAAAATGGTCTTGTAATTAATAGATTTCTGCACCGCCTAATTAGGAGATCTGAAATGTCAATAGAATCTTTTTCAAAAGAAATTTCTAAATCACCTAATTCAACAATATCTAAATCTATTCCCTTTAATTTTGAATAAGTCAAAACTTCAGCATCTTCTATTAACCATTCGGTATGCGACTCTGTATTGCACACGTCAAAGCAGAATAAAAGTTTACTATAAGAAAAAGATACAAGCACCGGAATGGCACTTGTATCTTTTGGAAGTTCTTCCTTCTTACCGCAGAAGAAATACATTATCTACGGCTAACTACCTTATCTGCAAGTCCAAGGTCGACAGCTTCCTGTGCTGTCAGATAATGATCACGATTCATCAAATCGGTAAATTTGTCGAAAGTGACGCCTTTGCTGTTATGCTGCACATACAAATCCGTCATCAGCTTTTTCAAACGTAGGCCTTCTTGCAAATCGATCTGCATATCCGAAATCTTACCTTGTGCGCCGGAACTTGGCTGGTGAATCATTGTGGTAGCAGTTGGCAGAACATATCTATGGCCGGGTTCACCTGCTTGTGCCAGGAAAGAACCCATGCTCATTGCCATGCCGGTTACATAAGTATGGACCGGCGCCTTGATATATTGCATTACATCATAAACTGCCAACCCGGCATACACACTTCCGCCGGGGCTGTTGATGTAAAAATTAATTGGTTGTTCTGGATTTTCTGCTTCCAGGAATAGCATTTGGGCAACAATAAGGTTGCATCCTTGATCTTCAACCTGCCCGGTCAAGAATACAATTCTTTCCTTAAGTAGGCGGCTATAAATATCATAGGAACGTTCTCCTTGACTTGTTTTCTCAATAACCATCGGTACGAGAGTGTTATCAACACGATTATTCATAATGTTCATCTTCCTTTGATAAATAATAATATGAAACTACGAGAACTGCTAAACGAAAGTCCTACTGATCTAGTTGCCCGATATTACATCGAGGCAAGTGATGAGTACGAAAGTTACTACAATGGTGAAGCACATCATTTTGCTAACGAAAACAAAGAATATTACAAAGAATACTTTGAAAACTGGTTTAAAAATGGAACAGTTCCTGTTTTTGAAAAACCTGTTACTCCTGCCCAACCCGAGTATAGACATAATCCATTACCGGGTCAGCAACAATCTCCTGGTTACCGTGGAAAACAAAACGCTCTAAAGGCTGCTGGTTTACCATATGATCATCATGTTCAAAACTATAATCCACGACAGCAACCTTATGGTACATCAGGAATGCTGACGCCTGGCCCTGCGTAAAATCTTTTCTTGCATTTGCAAAATTATTGATAATGTTTCTGGTGGTACTGCTCTAATTGCTTCGTCTGATAACAATTCTAAATTTAGATTGTCAGTAAATGTTAACATAACACCACAATTAACGCAAATTGTTACATCGCCGGACTGAGGAGTATAATCACCGTTCATACTGGTATGTGCATTTAAATTACATTCGCACATAGGACAATTACAGGGTTTACCTGTTGTAGTCATCATAATAAATCCTCAAATTTTATTTAATTTTTGTTCTATTACAGCATTCACACTAGCTGCAAAATCTGCATCATAATTATCGGCATTTTCATTTAAAGAATCCATGTTCTTTAATGCCCATTTCCAATAATCAATTGGTACATCTTCCATCTTGGTATTTTTATATTTGCCGATAGGCATAAGCTTATAGATAATTGGTTCATTCAACCAAGCAATTATCTGTGGGCCATATGGTACATTAATATCAATAATGCCCTCTGCTTCCATTTTATCGATCATCATTTCCAATAAAAGTGCCGTCAAATATGCATCGTTTCCAGCACGGTGGCAATGTTGAGTAATTGGAAAATCTAAATCAAATCTAAATCTTAAATATGGTAAATTTGTTGCAGTAACAGTATCGTCACCATTGAATAATTTCTTAATCATTCGCCATGTACAAATCCACTCATTCTTATCTGTCTTAATACCATGATTATGGAGTACGCGCATATCATAGAAATGGTTATGTGCTATAAGATATTGAAATCCATTTGCTAATTCTTGAAATTCACTTTTTTCATCAATAAATCTCTTTTTGTCCTTTACCATTTTATTGGTAATATAACAAATAGATTCAACTAAAGGAGGAATTGGAATATCTGGTTTGTACAATTCTTGATATTGTTGCCAACCATTATCATTTATAACAAATCCTACCTCTACTACTTCTGCTACTTTATAATCATCAGATGTGGTTTCGGTATCTAGTACCAAACATTTCTGTAAAAAATCTTCTCTTTGAGACATAAAAGCCCTCTTATTGTTTTATACAATTATAGAGGGCGTTTAAGATAAGGTCAACCGGAACTGTAGATGAAGACGCGAATTCCGTTATCGTTATAACTGGAAAGAACTACTTCGTGTCCCCATAAATTCTTAAGGTGGGCAAGACATTTGAGAGCATCATCCTTTTCAAGAAATTGCTCTTTTGAGGAATAATAATTTAATTCCAAAATTCGACTTGAATTTAGATTGGCGTTCACTACTTGAATATTAGGATCAATTTTGCTTACTTCATAACTTTCAGCTAATGTTTTTCTAATATTTTTATATCCCTGAATATTATGAATATTTCTAACAAGATAATAGTTATCATCTTCGTCACCAATTTGAAACATTCTAAATTCTCTCATTAACCGCGGAGACAAAAATTGTCGTATAAAACTTTCATCTCTATAATTAGCAACCGCATCCTTAATAATATCAATGGGTGTGCCGCAGCCTGCAATTTCAGAAAACCATTCTTTGTCTTCTTCATCGGGTTTAGTGCAAATTCTTTCGATATCCTTAAATATTTCTAATCCAAGGGTATAGGGATTAAAATATGCACCGGCTTGTTGCCAAGATGGTTGATAAACTACTCCAGAATGTATAGCCATGAATTCTAACATTGAACCTTCAGTTAGAAGTCCTTTGTCATAAAGTCTATTCATAATATACATATGTGTCCAGCAAGCAAAACCTTCGTTCATAACTTTGGTCTGGCGTTGAGGATAAAAATATTGAGAAATTATTCTTACTATGCGAATAATTTCTCTTTGCCAATTTTCCAATTTAGGACTATTCTTTTCAATAAATTTTAAAATATTTTCTTCCGGTTCTGGTGGGAATTTTTTATTATCAATAATTGGATCAGAATTTGGAATAGTTTTATCCCAAAGAGGATTGTATTGTTTTTGAAGATAAGCTGCCTTTTCGTCCCTTCTTCTTTTTTCTTCAATTGGATTTAATTTTGGTGGTCGCTTATACCTATCAATGCCTTGATTTCTTAAAGCATGTGCGCTATCTAAAATTTTTTCAACCTCGGCATATCCATATTTTTCTTCGCATTCGGTTATATACTTTTTTGCAAATACTAGATAATCAATAATAGAATCCGCATCTGTCCATTCTTTAAAAAGATAATTATTTTTAAAGAAATGATTATGACCAAAGCCAGCATGAGCTATAACCAATGCTTGAACTGTTGCTGAATTTTCTTCCATTAAATAATTGATACATGGATTAGAATTAATTACCAATTCATAGGCTAATCCGCTTTTTCCACTTCTATATTTTTGTTCTTCTTCTACAAATACCTTACCATAACTCCAGTGTTGATAAGATACAGGCATACCAATGCTTGCATATGCATCCAACATCTGAGTAGATGTTATAATTTCAAATTGATTGGGATATGTATTAAGTTTTAATTCATTAAAAGCAATTTCAGCACATGCGTCATGCAAATTTTCAATTGTTTTTAAAGTCCAATCACTTTCAGTAAAGATAGGTTTAGTTTTTTTTGCCATTTTATTCTTTTTCAAATAGTTCGCGAAATACAGAGTAGATATGCTTTGGATCTTGTGCTTTTCTCATTTTTAAATTTTCAAAACTAGATTGTAATTTTTCATAGAAAGGCCATATTCCCCTGGATGATCTTAACGAATTCATTCCTGCATCTTCAGATCCAACTTCTATATATGCGTAATATTGAACTATTGGTAAAATTTCTTTGGAAAGTAAATTGATTAATTTTTCATTATCATTGTCAAAATTATCACCATCACTGGTTTGCGCAACATAGATATTCCAATCATCTACTGCATATCTTTCCTTAAGAATAGACTGCATAGTAAGAATGCCCTCGGATACTACTGTTCCACCACTTTCTTTTGAATAGAAAAATTCATCTTCGCTACATTCAGTAGCTGTGCTATGGTGTCTGATATAAACAACATCGACCCTTTGATATTTATAAGTGAGAAATAGATATAATAACATGTAGAATCTTTTTGCAAGATCCTTTTCATGTTCTCCCATAGAACCACTAACATCCATGATACAGAACATTACAGCTTGGTGCTTTGGTATGATTTTCTTATCATAATTTCTATATCTCAAATCAATTGGGTCAAGATAAGAAATTGCTTCTGCTTTTTTACGAAGTGTTTTAATTTCTTCTTTAATTGTCTCGATTCTTTCTAATTCTTCTTGCGAAGGATTAACAATTGCTTGTAAGAATAATAATTCTTCTTCGAGTTTTTTAATTTTTCTTAGCTTAGGATTTTTAAGAGCAATTCTTCTACCTAAACTTTTAATAAGGCTTGATTCTAAATCTAATGTTGCTGGATTTCCTGAATTTGTAAATCCAGCACGAACTCGAGTAAATGATGAACTTCTTTTATCACTCTTTTTGATAAGATCGGGTAATTCTAAGCCATCGAACAAAATGTCATTAAATTCGTCTCGTGATATTTGAAATTGAAAATCATCTTCTCCATTACCATCGGGACTTCCTTTTGAACCACTGCCGGCACCACCCTTTGGCTTTTCAATTAAATCACCCGGCATGAATTCTTTATTTCCTGGTAAAATAAATTCTCTTTTACCAGTCTTTCTGTCATGTTGGAATACAGGCTCAGAAATACCATCCTGAGAAATATGGACATCCTGATCCTCGTCACTTGTAATGGATCTTCCAACTAGTCCATCTTTGACACTTTTCTTTAACTGCTCTTTAGCCTTCTTTATGAATCTCTGGCGGTTACTCAAATTCTTACCGCCAGGATTCAGCCTACGATCAATAATTGTAAACGACATACTTCCTCCTTAGGAAGACTTTTGAATCCTTGTAAACCATTCTACTAATCTACGGCATTGGCGTTGGCTATAGCCACGTCCAATCATTCTCTTTACAAATTCGCCGTGCTTTTCTTGATCTTTTTTGCTTGTCTTTGTACCAAATGCAATAACAGGTAAAAGTTCCTCAGTATTCGAAAACATTTTCTTTTCGATAACTTCACTTAGTTTTTCATAGCTAGTCCACGCAGGGTTCTTTCCTGCATTATTTGCTTTTGCCCTCAGGACAAAATTCACTACTTCGGCTCTGAAATCTTTAGGATTTGAAATTCCCGCAGGCTTTTCAATTTTTTCTAATTCTGCATTGAGTACACTTCTATCAAACATCTGACCAGTGTCAGGATCTTTATAATCTAAATCCTGTATCCAATGATCAGCGTAATCAAGATACCTATCAAATAAATTCTGACCGTAATCCTTGTAAGATTCCAGATATGCTTTTTGAATTTCATGACCGATAAAATCTTTGTAAGATTCTGTCATATAATTTTTTATAATTTCCAAATAACGATTTTCTTGATCTTCTGGAAATTGTTCGTGACGAATAGCTTTTTCTAATACATACATCAGGTGTACCGGATCTGCACTAATTTCATCTGTATCAAAATTGTATGTTTGGGACAAAATCTTAAATGCAAATCTTGTGCTTATACCTTCCATACCTTCGTCAACACCAGCAGTATCTCTATATTCCTGAATAGTCTTAGCCTTTGGATCTCTATCCTTTAAAATTTCTCCATTATAAACACACATTTTAGAAACTTGATTTGAATTTTTATGTTCCTTTAAGCGTGTCAAGATACTAAAATCGGCTAATAACTCCAATGTCTTTGGTGCGCATGGTGCTTTCGAGAGACTTGAATCGTTTATCATTTTCTTATAAATCTTTACTTCTTCATCTCTTCGTAAGCAATATGGAACTTTTACAATATAGATACGATCCAGGAAGGCTTGATTGTTTTTATTATTTCTGAATGTAAGCCATTCACTTTCATTGGAGTGTGCCAAAACTACACCCTGGAATGGAATAGATCCTAAACCTTCTTCTGTACCATTAAAATTACCTTCTTGAGTTGCTGTCAATAAAGGATGCAATACCTTAATTGGTGCTTTAAACATTTCAACGAAGTCTAAAATACCTTGATTGGAAAGGCATAATCCGCCACTGAAACTATAAGCATCGGGATCGTGCTGAGAATAATCTTCTAATTTACGAATATCTACTTTACCTACCAAGCTAGATATATCTTGATTATTATCATCACCTGGTTCTGTTTTTGAAATAGCTAATTGATTTAATTTACTTGGCCAAATCTTAACAACCGTAAATTGAGAAATATCGTGATTGAATTCTTTTAAACGCTTCAGTGCCCATGGACTAGGAATAGTATTTAAGTAACGAGAAGGAATATTGTATTCTTCTTCTACCGTCTTCTTAAATTTTTGTTGACTGAATAAACCAAGCGGGCTTTCATTTACCGGAGAAAGTTCGTCTCCAGCTTTAAGAACATAAATCGGATTATATTCCATTAATTCTTTTAGTCTTTCTGCTAAACTAGATTTAGCGGAACCAACTGGTCCAAGTAAATAAAGAATTTGTTTCTTTTCTTCTAATCCTTGTGCTGCATGACGGAAAAATCCTACTACACGTTCAACGGTCTCTTCCATGCCATAAAAATCAGCAAAAGATTTATAACGGCTAATTGTTCTATTCTGGAATATTCTTGATAGTTTCGAATCAGTCGATGTATCTATTTTTTCTGGCTCACCTATAGCAGAAAGAATTCTTTCTGCTGGAGTTGCATAAGCCAATTTATCTACTTTACAAAGTTCAAGATATTCTTCTAAAGACATTTCCTGCTCTTCTTTATTACGCATTTCGGATGCAAACAGATCAAACAATTTAGCTTTCATTAATGACAAATTCCTTTTATATAATTACTTATGACGACCTAAGATTTAATAAAACTTTCTAGAACTACTATACACTCTCTACATATAAAAGTCAAAAAGATTTCTATAAATAAAGGGCTTCACGCCCTTTATTTATGTACCTCTTTGATTTTTAATGAACTTTTGCTAATTCGGCTTTCTTGCCGGCAACATATTCTTTTTGAGACTTTTCAATATCTGATCCGTCTAAAGAATCGTCTGATTCTGGACTACCAGTCGATGAAACTCCTCTCCTTATTTTGCCCATCGTTCTGATGGGAGGAGGTGCTAATTCAGATATTTTCATCTGGCAACTTTCTTAAGTCTTGCATACCACTCGAGTGTCTCGGCATCTGCTGATTCCATTGTTTTCTGTGGTGTATGAAGATTTTGTCTTTCAGTAGTTGATTCAATCTTCTTAGGATTGTGTTGCGCTATATTTTCTTGCATTATAGAATCACGGGCAGCAAATCTCTTAACCCATTCCATAATCTCTGGGTCCGCCCCATCCATAACTTCTGATGGTGGGTTAAATACTGAATTTTCTTTACCAAAATGCTTCATCTTAGCATCAACAATTTTATTTCCCAATCTTCCCAACCCATGGTCATTGGGTTCGCCATTTGTGTCGTCACCTTCTTCTTCAAGTCCTTGATTTTTTCTGTCCAATGCTGCCTTAGCTATTGCAATTTTCTTTTCAATTGGACTTAACGAATCCATATCACATTCGTCAACTTCTTTATCTTCACCAACTGCAAATGCCAGACCATCCAATTCTAAATCATCTGCCGGATCGCCCAATTCCTCTGCCTTAGCTTGAAATTCTTCAAAAGAAATTTCTCCATTGGCTAATTTTTGTGCAAGCTCCCTGATTTCAGGAGATTCTTTGCAATCATCCGATTCATGGTCATCACCAAATTCGTTACCTTCATACATGTTATCGGCTTCTATTTCTTGATGATCTTGTGCTAATTCTTGTGCTACAGGATTAGCATGCTCTTCGACGCCGCCCTTAACTTTCTGATATGTTCTTTTTACCATCTCCGGGCTCATCTTCATAAGAATTTCTGGATCATAATGATGTGGACTTGCACTTAAACCCATATCTTGGATATATTGAATCTTACCTATTAATTCAGAAACATCTTCATCTGGATCCACCATCATCTGGGTGTGAGGTGCTGCGCCCATACCATTATGCTCTGGTTCCATATCTTGTTCAGAGCTTCCAAATTCGTCATTCATATCAAATTCATTTAATTTCATTATATTTTCCTCTAAGGCACCGCCAAAATCTTCATCTAATTTATCTCTAACCCATTCGTAAATATTACCAATTTGCTCAGGCATCTCACCGCTTTCTTGATAATAACGAGCAATTTTTTCTGCCAGGGTCGGATGATTTTCTAATTGTCCTCGACCTTGAACAATCAGCTTGAATTCAGTTAATTGAATAGGAGAAAATTGTGCCAATAATGGGTGTTTTGAATCATTCCCATCTTCTAATTCATGTGCTTCTCCCAGATTATGTTGCTTGGCACGAATAGCAAATTCATCACTTGCCAGATCTGATCTTTTTTTAGCTGATAATGGATGTGGACCATTCTTAATTTTACTAACATCCTTTTTCAAATCTGCTACAGTTTGGCCGGCATGCTCACCCCTTTTACTTGGATCAGTTTTAATCCAATTGTCTTCGTATGTAATTTTTCTTGTTAAATTATCATCACCGTAAGTAAGTGGGGACATTTCACCGCGTTCGTCATCTGTCCAGGATTCGCTGCCTTCATCTGAAAATTGATCGGCTAAAACCATATCAACTTCGTCAGCTGCGGGTGAATGCATATCTAAATCACATCCATGATCTAATTCTAACGCATGACCGCACGATGGGCAATTTGGAATTTCACTACCAACAACAAGTATTCCACTTGGTTCTTCATGACCTTGTCCATCATCAGGAAAGCATGTAGAACAATCCCATTTACCACAATTGCAACCTGCCTGTCCCATCGAAGGAAGATTTAATGGCATATTACCTAATTCCTCATTTCGAAGTCCTTCTTCAACTGCAGACATCCATTTTGAAAATTGATCTTTATGATCCATTTATTCTTCTCCATTCTGATATTATAACAATACCGTAATCAATTAATATAGTTATTTATCACAGAAAGGATTATTTAGTCAAAAAAAAGCAACTCATATCAATGAGTTGCTTAATCCCAAGGGATCCTTTGATCCATCACGGAGAATATTGGGTTGGTACCTCTAAATCAATCGGCGACGTAGAACCATTATAAAAGGATAGTTTCTAGCGATTATCCATGTTATTTGATTTCTTCGTTGCTATTTGCAACAGTTTTATCATTCCTGAATTCTACAAACCTAGGCAGAAAGAGTGAATCTACGCCCTCTCTATTTTTGTCTTTAGACGCTATGCGCTCGTTATACAATACTGTGACAATTTTGCCCATTAATTGTGCAATATTTTCAGTAATCCATAGACGTAGCTCGTCACTAAAGCCGCTAATTGCAACAACGACCTTGCGATCACTTGAAGCGCATACTAGGCTACCCACTTGTCCTTCAAATTTTCCAGTGCCGGGATTCCAGTCAATGATTTCTAGATCAGCATCTTTTTCAGCCTTCATCTTGACAAGGTGCTTACTCCTTGCATCTTCCCAGAGTCCTTCAAAATTCTTAAGGATCGTTCCCTCTTCACCACGCGATAATAGATATTGGAAATGTGCTTCCGCCTCTTCAAGGGACCGAACCGTCCTGTGTTCAATAATCCACGAAAGATGAACATCGGTAGTGTTTTTAGAGAGGGTTTCTTGAAGCGCCTCAAACCTCTTGGCGTAATTCTTACTTGAAAGTCCCTTTCTAAACTCGTCAAGCGGGATGATATCCCAGACTTGAAATCTAACTTGTGCTGCCTCTTCATGGCTTATAGTTCCTTTAATTGCTTTATTGATAATACCGTTGCCAGTTTTGCGATCAAGGATCTTTCCGTCTTTATCTACTAATACCAATTCGCCGTCTATAGCACAATTCATGCCGGCAGCAGTTCCTAATCCAAGCCCATGGGAATCAAGATATCCAAGAAGATCCATAACCTTACCGGATCTTCCACAAACTGTTACCTTCTTACCTTCAATTAACATGTTGGCACGCACGCCATCGGCCTTTAATTGACTATAAGCAGGAAAAACAATATTTTTGATATTTTTCTGATCATATGGTCTTGCAAGAAGACAAGGATATGTTGGGATCAAATTTTCAAAAACAGTATTCACAGTTGCATCGGCGGCGCCGCATCGAAGATCTTTTCCAATAATTCGCTCAATGACAATAGCATCATCTGGATGAACTGTAGAAAGTATTTCTGTAAGGTGTTGTATGGCTGCATTACCGGTCAACTCCCGTGAAGATAATTTTTCCAATTCTCTTAATGCCGATGTAAGATCATGTTTAATCTCCTTAGATTTATATTTTGGAATTTTCCTAATATAAAACTGTGTATAGGGATCAAGTGCAAGAAAAAGAACCTTTTTGAGAAGTTCATTAGTCTGATATTTCTGCAATACAGAAATTTTATGTGTTCTTGCAGAATCTTTTCCTACTTCTTCCAGTAATTTTAGAGTATAATGATCCATTAAATATTATCCTTTAAATCATCCGGCACCATAGTGAAATTTTCAATTTCACTAGGTGGAAAATCAAAAAATACTTCAAAATCATGATCACCTATTAATGCTGCAATCTTCTGCAAATTATCCTTAGATGCTTCATTAATCTGATTAATGAATTCGGAATTTGTTAACTTTCCAGAACTAAGCTGTCTAGTTACAGATAGGTGTGCTTGATGCAACTCCTCGCGAAGAATAGTTAATTTCTCCAGCTTTGTTTCATCATAAGGACGCCCGAAACATTCATCGAACATCTCTCTTACTTCATCATCAATATTCATTCTATATAAGTTCCAACCA